AGTCTCGTAGGTAACTTCACGCTCCAATTCAACCTAACTGTCTTCAACAACTCTGGTGTGACCATCACGAACCCCCAGCTCTTCGTCATCACGGCCAACTCTGGCTACTTCGAGTCCATTCGTGGTTCCAGCCGTATCATCAAGGGTGTACTGTCCGAGCAAGACATCATTGGCGCTCCTCTTGCCCCTACGGCGACGACGCAAGAGCTACACCGCTATGTCGGCGGCGCTGGTATCTTTTCCAGCATCGGCAGTATGCTAGGCAAGGTCGTCAGCAACCCAGCCGTACGCGAGGCTCTCGGCAATCTCGGTAAGGAGGCCGGTCAGCAGCTACTCCAACAAGGCGCACAGTTCATCAAGGGCAAACTCGGCATTGGCGGTGCGATGAGTGGTGGTGCTGCTGGATACAGCGGTGGTATGATGAGCGGTGGTGCGGCGAGTGGTGGTCGCCGTCGTGGACTAGACGCTCGTCTCTGCTAAAAAAATGTAAACAAGATAAAACATACTTTCTTCTCCGCATTTCAAGTTCTTTGATGTGTAACCTCAACTGCTTTGCCTCATACTCGGCAAGAATCCGCCTATTACGGCACAACCACGCATCCATTTGAATGTAAGTCGGAAAAAACTCTATATTTGGACTTATACGAGTCAAAATATAGGGTTTTATTGTAAAAAAGTCAAAGATGTAGAAAAATAATGGTATAAAAATTAATTTTTATACCATTATTTTTCGTATAGTTGCGATTTTTACCATATAATACCCTAATCCTTACCCTTGAACGCAGTTATCCACACATCCAGCGTGTATAGGCAGTTTGATTGACCGGCTTTCTCCTCATCTTTGGTTCCGTCTGTCCTCTCCTTAACCTTTATGGTGTAGGATGTATACACCTCACGACTGACGAGCATACAACACACCGCTTCCATCGTCACATACGCATCACCGATATGAATATTCCGCAACCTTAACGCTACTACTCCGCACTCTGGTGAGGTTTTGATTTCCTCCAATATATCGTTTGCTATGTCTATTACACTTACTTCTCGTCGTCTCTTCACACTGTCGGCAAATGTATCCATCTCGGTCTGATACTCGGCCTTGCTGATCTCGGAAGTTGAAGGAGTGTTCGCGAGTCCCATCTTGTTCGGTTTGTTAGGTTAAACTTTCCTTAACTCATCAGAATCCGTTTTTGCCGATCTATTTATTCCAAATGTATATCTTATCTTTCTTATCTATACCTTGTATCTTCTGTTGTAGCATTTCAAGTTCCTCATCGCACTTTGTGTATCCGTAACTCAACAAGTCCTTATACATCGGAGGGCTGATGTTAAAGCAAACCTTACCGCCATCTTTGATGTGCTTACGACACTTATCAATCAGAGGAATCAAGAATTGCTTGTAGAAAGCTTCTTTGGAAGCCCACGCATTCATATAAGGATACATTTCAAGGTTTACATAAGGAGGTGATGTAAGTACGCAGTCATACTCTATCTTTGAGAAATCTACATCCAATGAACTCTCCCATATCATCTCGGCCTTTGAGTTATGGGGTAGCTTCATCATTCCATCGTAAGCAGTCCGTAGGTCAATATTCGTATCAATACCAGTGTAGTCAATACCGACAGCCATTGCGCCGAGCATACGGCCACCCCATCCAGCACACACATCAAGGACTTGGGTAGCTTTACAATGCCTATACACTGCTATCGCGGTTGTTGGCTTGAAGAATACGATAGCTCCGTTCAGTCTGCGCCACATCTCAAACAGCCGAAGAGGTGCGTTATTGGGTCTTGATCCGTTCGCATACTCATTACACTTGGACCACCAGTAGTCGCGTTCTTCTTCATCGCACATCGCCTCGTAAAACGATTTCCCAGCCTTCGCCTTTACTTTACAGAGGTTGTCTAGTTGGTAGTGGTAAAGGATTGAGTTCCCAGCAAAACATCTCTTCTCAAAGGTAGGCTTGTATTTGATAAGTTTGTTGAACTCCTTTGCAATTTCGCTATCGCTAATCTGCTTACTCGCTAATACTTGGGAGTAGGTGGGGACGGCTTCACTCATCTTGTTATACTCTTATAGGTTAGATTATTTTTAACCTATTATTATCCGTTTTTGAAGAAGGGTCAGAAATCAATGTCGAGGTCGAACGATATCTTATCGGCCACTCGTTCTTTCTTAAAAGCGTATTCACTGACCTTTCCCTCAAAGAAATTGGTTTTGTTCTCCATTCCTATCATCTCCATAAACGAAAAGGGGTTTTGGACTTTATCGTAGGGTTTTGAAGTTCCAAGTTGAACGGCAAGACGGTTCGCTACGAATTGGATATACTCCTTCATCAAGGTATCGTTCATACCCAATAACCTTACTGGGAGTGCTTCGGTGATGAACTCGGTTTCTATTTCTACTCCGTCCTTGATGATGTTGTGGATGGTCTCTTCGGACAGAGGAGGGAACTGTTTGTAGTAAGCCACCGCGAAGTCGCAATGAAGTCCTTCGTCTCGCGCGATGAACTGGTTGGCCAGTCCAAGAACCGGACACACGCCACGAGATTTGAGCCAAAAGATAGAGCAGAACGCGCCACTGAAAAAGATGCCTTCGCAAACCGCAAAGGCGATGAGACGCACACGGAAGTCGTCAGTGGACTGAATATATTTCAAACACCAGTCGGCTTTCTTCTTGATGGCTGGATAAGTGTTCACGGCATTGAACAGCTTCAACTTCTCTTCCTTATCCACTACGAAGCTATCGATGAGATTCGCATACACTTCGGAATGGATTCCTTCTATCGCCAACTGGAAACCGTAGAATAGCTTCACGACGGCAGATGGACTCTCGCGATAGAACCGTACGGCAAGGTTCTCGGCCACGATACCGTCAGACCCAGCAAAGAAGGCAAGAATGTGTTTGATGTAATACTTCTCGTTCTCGGTGAGATGCTCCCAGTCCTCTTTATCTCGGTGCTGAACCTCTACTTCGCCAGAGACCCAGAAGGACGCAACCGCCTTCTTATAAAGATCATAAAGAGGTCGTTCCTTTTCGTTTATGGGTAGGAGGCAGTAGGACATTCTCTATACCTTATGAGGATACTTTGTTGGGGAGGAATGATAGGATAAACTTAATCACTTCGACATTGAAGGCGTTTCCGAGACACTTGTACCGCCGAGTATTGCTGACGCTCTTCGTGTAGTCATCCGGTAAGGATTGGAGTCGCTCACATTCTATCGGCGTGAGTTTGCGAATCCGTTCAGTGATTTGATACAGTCCGCTGTTTCCCCCCTTGCCTCCTCCGTTTGCTGTTACCGTCTTTGCTTTGCCTTCATCAGAATACACTCGGTTGCCTTCAAATTGGGATCGCGATAAGTGTTCTTGACCTTCCATATCTTTGCGGATATTCCCTTCAACAGCACCCACATACACCAGTGTCGTACCGTTGTTCTGCGTTCCCTTGTAGTTACAAGCAGTCAAGCAAACCGCCTTATCGTTTCCGTCTTTGAGGTTCTTCTTCTCTCTCGGTTTGAGATCGGTCTTCACCATCGTGCTCTGATGCGTTGCTACTGAATGCTTCTCGGTCGCACCGTTGTATCGTGCCTTCAAGCAGAATGCCTTACCGTCAGTCGTCGACATTCGCTTATCCACTTCGGCATCTGGCTGGAGTATATCCTTCAAGAATATCTTGCGATCATCCGGCAGACCTACAACTGGAATGTTCGTCCAAAAAAGGCGTTTGCGAGACTGGGCAGAGACTAGTGCTGCGTCTATCATTATCGGTTCTACCCCCATCTCCTTCGTGATGATGTATCGGTCTTTCTTCGGCATAGAGTTCACATTCTCCAAGATGAACCATTTGGGTTTGGTTTCGCGAAGGATGCGGAGATACTCGTAGAATAATGAACTATGTTCTCCTTCCAATCCCTTGCGATTATTCTTGGCCACTGATAGATCGGTACAAGGACTGCCTCCGCAGAGCAAGTCAATACCTTCCAATCCACTGATATTCTTTACATCACCAAGTTGCTTGATATCCGGATAGTTTGCTTTTGAAACCTTGATAGCGTAAGGATCAATCTCGGACGCAAGGTACTCTACTTCTCGGTCTCCCAGCGCGACCCTCAAACAGCTGATTCCGTCAAACAGCGACAGCACTTTCATTTACTTATAGACTTTACTTTTTTACACTGTCGTTGAACTTATCAAAGAACTCTTTGTTCATCTCTATGCCGATAGCTTTGCGGTTGAGTTCGTGAGCCGTAGCTACCGAGTTGAACGAACCAGCCGTAGGGTCAAGAACCGTATCGCCTTCTTTGGAGTAGCGTTCAATGAGCCATTTGTAGAGTTCCTTCGGTTTGGCGGTAGGG